TCAAATTGATATACATAATAAAGTTTATCGGTATTCTCAAAATAGTAAGTTTATTGACATTACGAGTATATAAACGAAAGGCGTTTAAACATCGCACATAAGGAGATTTGGAGACCGCATAAGGGACAACAGACACGAGCGTTAGAGGTTCGGGGTGTGTATGAGACCTTATTCGGTGGCTGACCCTTCGGGGTCATACTTGGTTCACGTGGTGGTGGGAAGACGGACACAGGGTTAGCTTGGCTACTCATAGACTCCAACAACCCCCTATATAGAGGTTTGGTCATAAGGCGTAATGCTACTGACCTTGAGGATTGGATTGACAGGGCAAGGCGTATGTACCCTCATGCTAATGTTGTAGGTAAGCCGACAGAGATACGGTTTCCGAGTGGGGCAGTCATTCGCACAGGGCATCTATCGAACAAGGATTCGTATACACACTATCAAGGTTGGGAGGCACACCGCATACTTATAGAGGAGTTAACACAGATACCCGATGAGAATAGCTACCTCAAGCTGATAAGTTCCTGTAGGTCGACTGTCAAGGGGTTGGATGCAAGGGTGTTCGCTACTGCTAATCCCGGAGGAAGGGGTCATGCTTGGGTCAAGAAGAGGTTTATAGACAACCACAAGCCTAACAAACCCTTTGCGGATGAGGTAAGTAGTAGGCTTAGGATGTTCATCCCTGCTACGGTAGATGACAACCCGACATTGGTTGAGAGAGACCCCGATTATGTAGCTTACTTAGACTCTCTACCCGAACCGCTTAGAAGTGCTTGGAGACACGGAGATTGGGAAAGTTTCGCAGAAGGACAGTTTTTTACAGAATTTAGTCCCCGTATTCACGTTCTAAAGGACGAACAAGCAAAGGCTTTAGGTTATGGTCGACCCGAAAACCGCAAATACATAGGTTTGGATTGGGGTTACGCTAACCCTTTTGCTTGTGTGTGGATAGAGGTTACACCCGATAATACGGTGTTCTGTTATAGAGAGTTGTACGGAACAGAGAAACACCCCCAAGAGTGGGGTGCTGAGATTGCAAGGTTATCTATGCACGAGAACATAGATACGACATTAGGTGACCCATCGTGTTGGATTCGTAACCCGATGAGTTGGAGAGACAATAGTGTGAGTATGTACTCCGATAAGTCTATTGCTCACGCTTTGCAAGGTGCAGGTGTTCCCAACTTAGTCCCTGCCAATAATGCAAGGGTAAACGGTTGGGCGAATATGCAACAGTTAATGAGTTACACAGGTGATAAGGTTGACGAAAGCGGAATGATGATTGAAAGAGGCTCTATACCAAGATTTTATATACTCGAAAAGACCTGTCCTAATTTAGTTAGGACATTTCCTTTAATGTTAAGGGATGAGAAAAATCCCGAAGATTTAGATACAACGCTTGAAGACCATATCTTAGATGCAACAAGATATGCCTTGAGCCACGTTATAGCACCGGATAAGCCAAAGAAAAAAATGCCTATCCTTGCAAGTCAACTAAATGAGTTGGTTTTTGCAGAAAAAAATGAAACAGTTTTTACTTATAATTTTGATTAAGGAATAAGTGGATAATTACGATAAAATAAAATCTGACGAACCTATTAAGTCGATTGCAGGTTATGCCCCTTCTAAGGAGGAGAGTGTATTAGTTCATTCTCTTGAAAAGAAATTCTTAGAGTCGGTTAAAGCACGTTCACACAAACCCGGACGTTGGAGACGAAACGAAGAGTTATATTCCGGAAGATTATTAGCACCTTTTAATCTCCCTAAATATAAATCAAGAATTGAAGTCCCCACTCCTTTTAGTATTGTGGAAACGATATATTCTATTCTTACTGACCGAAGACCTGTTGTAGATATAATGCCAAAGGAAGAATCTCAATTAGAGTCTGTTAATGTTAGTCGAGAGGCGATTGCTAACGAGTTTGAGACAAGTAAGGCTTGGAGATGTTTAAATTCAATGAAACGTGACGGTCTCATATACGGTAACGGCTTTATGAAAGTAATGCTTGGTGATGACGGAAAACTTAAATTCGTCAATACAAGTGTTTACTCTGTTTTCTTTGACCCTTTGGCAACCAATATACAGAACGCTAAATGTGTTACCTTTGCAATACCTACCTATCTTGATGAGATTAAAGAGAAATACGAAAACGGCAAGTATGTACAGTCTGAAGGTAAACTTGATGAATATCGTTCATTTATTCACAGAGCAAAAACTGACGGCACAGTAGGTCAAGTTTCAACGTCACCCGGACACACAGGTACAGATTCTTTAGGCAATACTATTTCAGACCTTAGAACTGATTATGTTGAAAAATCCCCTATTGAAGAAAAGTCCGGTCAAGATTTTGGTGGTGGACAAGCACTCCTTAAAGAAAGTTGGTATTACCACGAAGGTACGTTATGTGTAGCAACTTGGTGCGGTAAAGTATTACTACAAAAGACCGAAAGTCCCTACCCTTTCATTCCTTTAATTATGTTTAAGAATTACGGTGATGACCACTCTGTTTGGGGTAAGGGAGAACCCGAAATAATAGAGCCTTTAAGTGTAGGGACTGCTATTGCTATGTCACAGGCAGTTGATAATTTAATAATGCACGGTAACCCTGCTTATATAATGCCTAAGTCATTAGCTAAGAATCAGCGTAACCGCCCAACAGATAAGCCGGGACAGATTTTTTGGACGAATAATCCTTCGGAAAGAATTGATAGATTACCTGCCGGAGATATTTCACGCTCTACCCTCCCCCTCATCGAAGAAATGCTCAAACTACAAGATACAGTTTCGGGTGTTCACGATATTACACAAGGTCGTAGACCAACGGGGATTACTGCGAGTAGAGCAATTCAACAATTGCAGGAAGCAAGTCAGCAAATTATCAGAGTGAAAGAGCGTGAGGTTGGTGCTGACCCTGTAATTGATATGTATAAAATGAGTTTATTTATTATAAAAAATATGTATGTGGATGCGGTATCAATTCGCAAAGTAGAAGACGGAAAATATCAATTTGATACTTATCAACCTTATGACATAGATGATGACTTAGACTTTAAATATGTGCCGGGTAGTAGTCTTCCGGAGTCAAGAGCATCACGAATCGACCAAGCAATTGACTACTTAAAATTAGGTGTTATAACTCCGGAGCAATTTTGGAGGTGGCACGAGAAAGATATTAGTTCTGATATACTCGAAGAGATTGTCAAGCAAAAGCGACAAGCGGAAGAGCAAATGATGGCTGACCAAGAGATTATGCAGACATCTACAGATGAGGATGAAATTATGAACGCTAAACTTAGAATGAGTGAGGCTTTAGGAGGTACACCAAGTGAGTCTTAGAGATTGGTGTGATAAAAACGGTTATGACGGAATAACAAAAGAATGTGTTAATTCAGCTTTTAATTCCCCCGACCCTAAAGTACAAGAACAAGCAAAAAGAGAAAAACTTAAACAAATGATAGAAGGGCGAAATGTCAAAGAAGAAAAAAGAAGATAAAAAATCTAAATTACAGAAAATAGCCAAAAAATCCGTTACTAATAAAAGCGGATTACATTATGCGACTAAGTATACTGCTCCTAAGAGGAGTTATACTGTAGACCCTACTACCTACACAGGCGGAAGAGGTGTTACCCTTGAGTCTGCCGGAGTGAGTGCGGAGGGTCGTGGTTATAATCAATTTAATTACAGACCAAGCCTAAGAGCCGGAGCGAAAAAATATTGGGCAAAGAAAAAAGGTCAATTTGGTAGTAGACAAACTATACACGAAGTATTATAAATTTTTTTTAAGACCAACTCAAGGAGTGTCTAACGATGGCTGACAATTATAGTGCAGTTGAAGTAAGTGCAGAGGAACAATCCTCGCTAACACAGGCAGATGTGCCTAAAACCGAAGTGGCGGAAACTCCTCCAACAGAGGAAGTAACTGAAACCAAAGAGGTGGAAGGATTAGAGATAGACGGTGAGATGTATTCATTTGATGATATATCAAAGTGGAAATCGGATTCTGATAACAAGGAATCTTGGCAAAAGTCCAACACCGAGAAGGCTCAAAGTCTTTCCAAGTGGAATAAGTTAACTCAAAAAATCGCAGAAGATAGCGAATTTAAAACCCACATTAAGGATTATTTTTATGATAATCCGGAAGAGGCTAATAAATTCGGTCTTGACTTGACTGAGGGATTACCCTCCGCAGAAGAACATTCTCCGGAAGAGAATCCAATCAATCATTTAGAAGAGCGTTTAAACGCTTTAGAGGTTGATAAGCAAGTAGACGTATTGGGTTCAGAACTTGACTCAATAGAACAAAGTAATCCGAGTGTTTTTCAAACAGAACAAGACTCATTAGATTTCTTAGAGTTTGTCGACCAAAACGACATAACAAACTTAGAAACAGGATTTAAACTTTGGTCTTTTGACAAAGTGCAGGACGAACTTAACCACTTTAAAAAGTTAAATGAAAACAAAGAGCGTTCTCAAAAGGCGGTTGTCAATGATAGTGGTATCGGAGCGAGTGAGGTTAAGCAAGAGTTTAAACCTACTAACTATAAAGATATTTCACTTGATAACCCGGAGGTCGCAAAATACTTTAGATAATTAGGGATTCCGACAATTCCCTTAACTTTTTAGAAAGGCAAAACGATGAACTCGTTGACAATTAATTATGATGCTTTATCATCATTAACACAAACGAAAATGTTGCCTATTTTAGTGGATAATATATTTAGTTCAAATCCTCTGACTTTAAAGCTGTTGAAAAATGCAGAGATGTTAGACGGTGGTACTAAAATTGTTACTCCTTTAGAATACGGTAAAAATTCAGCACAGGGATTTTATTCCGGTTATGATGTGCTTTCAACAACACCAAGTGACCCAATTACAACTGCGGTTTGGGATTGGAAACAAGGTTATTCAACTATCACTATCTCCGGTGAAGAAGAGTTAAAAAATGCAGGTGAAAGCCAAGTTTTATCTCTTTTAAAATCCAAAATGAGAAATGCGGAAAAATCTTTGAAAGATTTATTCGGTGAGAAAATGTTTAACACAGGTGCAGTTGGTGCAAATGATATTACATCATTAGCTTATGATGCTACTAATAAAGCAAATCACGTTATGAACGTAGACCGTTCATTAGGTGGTTTAGACTCAACTACTTATACTTGGTGGGATGCAGGTAATGTAAGTGCATTTACTGACCCTTCAAGTGACGGAAGTCTTGTTACTTGGACTGAACACGTTACAGTTGCAAGTAATGAAGGCACAAGTTACATCGTAAAAGATATGACTAAAGCCTACGGTTCAGTTACTATTGGTAATGACCAACCCGACCTTATTATCACAACTCAAGTATTGTACGATGCTTATGAAGCCTCTCTTCAGTCTAATAAAAGATTTGAAGGTGATGCTGAATTAGCTAACTACGGATTTAATACAATTAAATTCAAAAATGCTACTGTAGTTGCTGATTCACATTGTCCGGCAGGTCATATGTATTTTCTTAACACTAAATACTTAGACTTTAAAGTCCACAATAAAAGGAACTTTGCATTTGAGGGTTTTCAGAAACCTGTTAACCAAGATGCACAAGTTGCTAAAATATTTTGGATGGGTCAATTAGTGTCAACTAACCCTCGGATGCAAGGTGTGTTACACACCGGTGCAACCGCATATTAAGGAGGTATGAATGTTAAATCCAAGTAAATTAATAGGTGAACCAAGTGCAAAACAGGTAGTAACTGCTACGGCAGGTAATACTGTTGGATTAGGTCTTCCTGTGGGATTGTATCTTGATGTAGACGGTAATTTAATGTGTTTTAAAAATACCGCAGATGCAACAACTGTTTCGTTTGGTACAGGTAAGTGGGGTATCGTTTCGGGAGGTGATGCTTTTGCAATTGGGAGCGAAGTTGAAGTTACTATCGCAGGTAAAGCTAAGTGTGTAAGTGGTGGTACACCGGGTCAGCTTATAACTCAAGTAGATGATAGCGGTGATATATCATCGAGTGCAGTTAGCACTACTACTATAGATAATAACCTTGGTACTGTTACAGTTGCAGGTGAGATGTACATCTACTAACAAAAACCAATATCTTCCCCCTCTTCTTGAGGGGGAGGGTATTATTAAGGAAAAAATGTTTTTAAAATTTAATAATACTTATTAATGAAAACGTCATTACTTGTATCACATCTAAGAAGTAGAATTGAAGACGAATCTAACCTTAATTACACAGATTCTAAATTAGAAGGTTATTTAGACCAATCAGCATTAGCAGTTGCAAACCTTTTGAAGTGGGAATATTTGCAAAGACTTTTTGTTGACACCGGGTCTTTAAATATTACTACAGGTGGATATATTACATTTAAGAATGCTTTTGGTTCTGTGTACCCCTTGAGAAATGCTATATCTAAGGTATATATTACTAATCTGTCTGACGGTACTGCTGATGCAAGTTTTAACTTATCTTTGAATAAGTTTGCAGACTTAATTAGCTATGAAAACGGTGAGGCTGATAATCTATATTACACAAATGAGGCAGTCAATACAGTTCTTACGGAAAAACCTGCCTCTGCATATAAACCTGTTGCATATATACAAGACAATAAATTGTATGTAAAGCCTTTTTATTCAACTGAAACTAATATAACTATCTCCTATTATAGAGAGCCGTTTAAACACATTACTGATATATCTACTGACCTTACTTTCACAAATAATAGATTGTCATCAGCAGGTAATATAAACTTTAGGAGAAGCGGATATGAGGTTGGGCAATTAATTGAATTGACAGGCACTACTAATGTTGCCAATAGTTCGACCTATGAAATAACTATAGTAACAGATACATTTATTGAGGTGGAGGATAATTTCCCAAATGCAGGAGCAGATACTGCATCTATAACTATTAGTACAGTCGATAATTTAGGCTCTAACCTTACAATTCCTCTTTTAGACTATGCTGAATATTTAATTTGGTCAGAGGACAACAAACCTACAAGGGCAAAGAACGCTTACAGTTCAGCACTTAATCAAATCAACACTTTAAACGGTCGATAGATGATAATAAATATACCTCTTAACACCGGACTAATGACACACCCCGAACCGGAAGATATTGGTTCGGGCGGTAATTCTATCCTATCTGATTACGATATAGATGTGCCGGGAAAATTAGTTAAGCGTGAGGCTCTTGGTGATTTAATTACTAATGCAAGTATAATTTCAGACAAGGGTGTTAGTTTTGTACATAGAATTACCACAACAGACCCTTACGACACAGAAACAGAATTATTTATACTACAAAAAGACGATAAAACTATTGTCTACAAAACAGATACGGCATTTGCTAATCAGTCAGCTATAATTGCCCTACCTTCTCCCTATCCTTCTTTGATTAATTTTTTACAAGAAGGTCAGCGTTTAAGGATAACCGCAGGGACGGAAGGGTTGCCGTGGATTTATCAATATATAGATAGAGATTATTTTTGGGGTTTTTATAACCCAAGTGCAGGTTATAATATGCAAAAAGCGTATGTTAGGCTAAGTGATACACAGTTTACACGAACTGCAATAATTAACGATAATATTCCTAACACAAACTACGGAACATCAACAGGCACAGGATTGGATTTATCGGGTACAGATGAATATTATTATAAAATAGCACCTGTATTTGACGGTAACCAAGTAGGTCTACTTTCAGATATTAAGGCTGATACACTATTATTGACAGGTTCTAATGTAGTTCCTAAAATTAGTTTTGAGTTAGACACTACCTCCTACAATAAAAGGCTTACAGGTGTTAGGTTTTATCGCTCTAAAAATAACCCAAATTCAAATTTTTATAATATATTAGATGTTAGCACATTAAAGAACGACCCTTCTTTAATAAAAGCAAACGATGGTGATATTGGGAAAGATGTTTATAGTCCAAGTGCTACAGGTGTAACCTCAAGTCACAAGTTTTACGGAAGTCATACCTCGAAGGAGGATGTGAGTTCATTTAGTGACAATATTGTAACCCTTACTAATAATATAGCGAGTAATGTTTTTAGAGAATACAGTTATTTTATAATCCCAACAGGGATAAAGGTGTTATCTAATATTACATCATCAGAAAGTGGTGCTACAACAGGAGGCTCTTTAGGTACAGGTATGACTCAAGCACAGGGTACTGACGGCAACTATGTGACTACGGAAATAACAAAAAATAGCACCTATACCTATTATGCTTGGTCTATTGCATTAGACAACTCATTGACTTATGATTTTTATTGTGTTTATAAAACGGAAGGCTCTTTTACGAATTTAAGATTTAAAGTTGGTTCGGGAACTGATTTTTCTTCTTCAAATATTGCAAACGGACAATTATTTGAAGGTATTGAAGATAGTCCCGATTGGAAACTATATCATAAATCTTTTTCACCAACTACTCCAAGCGGTAATACAATATTTGGATTTGATTCTGACGAAACAGTTGGTTCAAAAAAATTACATATTTCTCGTATTATATTAATTGAAAGGGATGGAGTAAATTCAAGAATAACTGCCTCTCTAACGTACGGAGGTAGTGATACGTTTGTTTCGCCTTCCTTGAATTTGGATAACTCTGACACTAAAAAAGGCAATATAGCTAATTTATATCAAACTCCGGGAACTCCTCCTTCAAACAAGACGGTCGCAAGAATAGAAAAAAACTCAACAAAAGCTATAAAATTTACTAAACCTGTTGGGTGGATAGATTCTACAGTTGAGTTACATACATCAGAAAATTATCTTTGGAGTGATTTAGGCTCAAATAAAATTCAATTAGATGTTTTTGATAGAGGTCTTTTTGACGGTGCAACAAGTCTAATTGAGGGCGTAGAAAATATAGATGTTCATTATAAATACGGAGTTCATTTAGACGGCAGACTTTATGTTGGTAATGTTAAACTTGATTCAGACGGTGAACAAGAATTACACACAGATTGGATACTATTCTCTGAACTTAATTCTCCGGATGTAATACCTGTATCTAACTATATTAAAATCACAGATATGCAGGGCGGTGAAATAACCGGACTTGCTAAAATGCTTGGTGATTTAGTTGTATTTATGAATAAAGGAATATTCAGAATATCAACTCCTTCCGCAGACCCAACCTCTTGGTCGCTTGTTGAATCAGAGCAAAATATAGGTTGTATTTCATCCGAGTCTATAGTTGAAGTTGAGGGAAATATTTTCTTTGCCGGAGATGACCAAATCTATCAATTAGACCAAAACTTTCAAGCAGTTCCTATATCTTTGGAAATACAAGATACTTGGCAGGGTACATCTAATAAGCACCTTACTAAAGGGACTTATGACCCTAAAAAAAGAAGAATCATATATCAGTTCGGTGGCGGTTCAAATACTCCTTATATGTATTATGTAGATATGAAGGCTTGGAGTTCATATACGCTTAAAGGAATTACGGCAGACGGTTGTTTGGTAGATAAAGACATGAATGTTTATGTAATTGATAAAGAGTCATCATCAACTAAATTTTACAAGTTATATAATGTGACTACCTCAAGTGAAACGGAAACAACGCCTTACAAAAAAACAGGATTTATTTCATTAACTGACATAGGTAAAAACACTATAGTCCGAAGAATAAATATTCGAGGAAAATTTAAAGGGGTGGTTAGGATTTATAAAAATAATTCAACCGAAAAGTGGAACTCTGCAATCTTAAATTTAAGCACCACAAGCGGAAAATCAGAACAATCAATTAAAGTCGGAATGAGGGCAGATAGTATTGCTTTAGAACTTTATTCAAATCACACCTTACCTGCAACCAATATAGATATTAGTCGCATAGAAATTGAGGTTGACGGTGGATAGGAATATTGGTACAAAACCAAAAGACAAGATTGTTGAAAAGTCTGTACGAAGAACAGAAAAAATATTAAAAGAATTACAAAGAGAAATAGACTCTTTAAAATCAAGAGTCAAAGCATTGGAGGGTTAAATTGGCGTTAAGTTGGAATAAATTATCAGATAGATGTGTATTGTTCAATAACAACAAGCCAAGAGCCTTGTATGTTGAATTATTAAAAGAGGCTGAAAAAGAACTTGTCCGAAAGTGTGATATTCTTGAAGAAAAATACAATATATCATCAAGCACAAATGACAACAGTTTCTCTGATTTTAGTTTAAGCGGAAATCAAAATAGCGTTGTACTCCCTCCGGAATACAAGAGAATGATTAGTGTTGTCTATAAGGGTAAACATTTAAAGCCGTTTAAACAGAATGATTTGTATCATCAGAGCGATAACAGTTTGTCAAGCGGAACACCAACTCATTACTACATACAAAATAATACTCTTTACTTTAATGTAATTCCGTCTGATAGAGAAACTTTAAGTCTATATTTTTACAAAAATCTAATAAGCGATACACATAGTAAGATTTTAAAAACTCAAAAAATACAAGTTACAGGGATAGGAGCAGATGCAACATATATTGTTTTAAATTCTAATTTAAAGCATGAATTAAACGGAATGTTAGCAACGACAAGATTAAGGCATATAACTACAGGTCTTTATACTAATAAAGACATCACAAATCTTACATATTGGAAAGATATGGCTAATCCCGATAGCAGTCAAGTTAATGCTTGGTATAAAAGCACTATGACTGACTCAGATTATATAGGCTCTTTAAATAATGCAGATTTAATGATTAATGATTATCATTATGTTGCCCCAATTATTCCCGACCAATATCATTTGGATTTATGTGACTACGCTTTAGCGATAGCAAGTGATGACCCAAATATGCACGACAAACATATGACTATGTGGCTAAATAAAGTTGAAGAAATTAAAAATGAAGATGCAGATAGAGATTTAATACACGAGGTAAAAGCAGATTACTATGTCTAAACAACAAATACATATCGGTATACCCGAAAAAGTTACAGGTAGATTATTAACAAAGATTCCGGCTGACTCTTTAGCACCGGGAAAACCTGCAAAAGATGAATACAGAGAGTATAATGTCTATGCAGGAAAAAAATATTATAAGAAAGTGGAGGTAGAATAGTGGCGATAGGTGCAATAGTCCCTTATATCCCTGCAATAGCGAGTACAGTTTCAAGTTTTGTTAGTGGACGTACAACAGACAGAGCATTACGGAATCAAGAAAAAGCCTTAGACAAAGCAGGTCAAAAAAGTCCTCAAGAAAAAGAATATTTATCACGCTTAGAAAAGCGTAGACGAGAGGGAGACCCTTTACACGCTGAACGCTCAAGGATGGCGATTCAACCCTTAAAGCAGATGCAACAACAAAGTATGCAAACTGCATACGGTAGAATTGCTAATCAAGGTTTAGATAGTTCTATTGTTGCTAATGAAATAATGAGGCGTACAGAAGCACCTATTTTACGTCAGATTGCAGAAGAATCTCGAAGACAAGCCTTAATTAATGCTGAGTATAAACAACGTGCTGAACAAGAATATGATAAGTACCTCCTTTCACGCTCTGACTACTTAAAAGAAATTGCTCTAAAGAAAGCCGGAGTAGGGTCTGACAGAATATTAAACAGAGGTAAAACATTTGGAAATATGCTTGGTAATGTTGGGGACTTTATGAAGATAGGAAATAAGGCAAGTTTCTTAAATAACTTAAGCGATAGTGGTTATAATGCCTCTACAGGTGAAAAAAATATTGTAGAATTTTTAGGCAGTTTAGATTCTTCAACTCTCCAAGAATTAATTGAAGGAGGGTTTTTACAGTAATGTCTATAAAACTATCACCGGAAGATTGGGGAAAAGTATACAACCTTCAGAAAAAGAACAAAGAAAGTAAGAAAAATAAAGAGACCAAAGTAACTCAATCGTCTCTAAAGATGGACGAGTATAATCGTGTCAGCCAAATAGATGAAAAAGACAGAACTCCCGATGAGAACGCTTATGTAAGAAAGTATTTAGGTTATCCGGAAAAAACTATCGAGCAAAAAGATGAAGAGACTTATCAGAAGGAGTATAAAAAGGCAAAAGTAAAACTTGATAAAAGAATTGATAAGCATACTAAATCTAAAGCTAAAGATATGAAAGAGCAAATAATGAATACTCCTCTTGAAGTATCTACCCAACTAAAATTAGAAAATTCGGTAGCAATTCTTAAAACTGTATTAGAAAATTCGGGTTGGGAAAGAGAAGACGGTAAACTTGTTAAAACAGTTAATGAGGGCGAGAAGACAAAACTTAGCAAGGAAGAATACATCCAAAATGAGAGACGTATTTTACAGATTCAAAATCAGTTAAATATTAACGATTCAAATGTAAAAAAACAGACCAACAGAGATATTGGCTCAATTATTGACGAACTACATAAGGCGGTTGTTTGAATTACTCACTTAATAATATTAAGAAAATTGATGAGGTTGCCGAAAAATTTAAAGCAGATTTTAAACTTTGGCAGTCACTCGGGGAAAAGAGACAAAAAACATTTCTTGAGGCGTATACTAACGTCTATCCGGGTGCAGATTTAAGGGTATTTGGTTATCAAACTCAGCAACAAGATTTGGAAGGTGTATCAGTACCTGTGACTGAATCTTGGAAAGACCCAATCTCTACCCCCACCTCCTATACTCCGGGTAGAAATGTAAACCAAGTATTCCCAACTCAAGTTGACTCTATAATGAGCCAAGCAGTTGAAGAAGAAGAAGAAGTACCTGTAAAAGAATTAACTGAAGATGAAGAGCGTAACAGAGAATCCTTAAATAACCTTAAAAAGAAAATGTCATTTGAGCCTAATGTGGATAGGTCAGTAGAATCTTATGACGGTGCATCCTCTGAATATGAATCTCAATTCCGTCAAGAAGAAATTAAAGAGTATCTTGAAGAACAGAAAAAAATAGATGCTCAAGATGTTATAATGAATAAAGTTAAAAACCCTGCAACTATTTTACCTTTTGTAGGTGATGCAGTAGAATATTCTGATATTTATTCAGTTATGTTAATAGCAGATAAATTTGAGCGAGGAGAAGACTTAGATTCAGAGCAATTAGAAAAATTAAGTGAATTTATTAACCAAAATAACGAAACTACTTTTTGGGGTGGTGTTGCTAAGGTGCTAACCGAAATGCCTACTTTTATGTTAGAGATGGGTATTTCCGGAGGCTTATTTAATCTCGGTAAAAAAGGACTAAGTGTTGGTGTTAAAGGTGCTTTAAATAAAATTCAAAGTGAAGGATTTAAAAAGAAACTTGCAGAGTCATTCTTAACCAAAGAAACTACAAAAGGCGTTGCTAATTGGGTCGCTAAGACAGGATTCCAAACAGGTATGATAGCAGAGTCTAATTTAGATAAAAGGGTCATAGAAGAGACCGTAATGCACGGACTTTCAGATGAAACGGAAGGCATTATTGAACTCCTTGATAATAAAGAACTCCAAGCAGACATTACAAATTATGTTAGGCTTGATGAATATGTTGAGGTTGTATCTGAAAATTTAGGACTTGGGTTTGGCAAATTAGGTAATTTTGCTAAAAGAAAACTATTTAAGGCTCATATAATAGGTGCTATTGAAAAATCTAATCCCGGCAAATCATTACAACTTTTACAGAAATACGGCTATCACGGTGTCTTGGAAGAGATACTTGAGGAAAGAGCCGGAGAGGTTTTAAGAGCAGGTGGTCGCAAGTTAGGTTTATCTAATGATGATAGATTGAAATATAAGCTACCGGACAGAGACCAATTCCTCACAGAGATTGTATCATTTTCTATCCTTCCTATGATGACAGGAAAACCTGCACAAAAGTTTGATAAGTTTTTAACACAGATTAAAAACAGAAATGTTTTAGATAAGTTAAATAAAAGAATATCCAAGACTAAAGCAGGTCGAGAAATTTTAAAAGCAGAAAAAGAAGGTGGATATACATTTGAAACCCTGCAACAGGCTAAATATTTTTTAGATAAAAACTCAAACTATGATGTAGATGCCCTTTTAGATTTTACAAACAAAGCGGTTGAGGTTACAAAAAAGGAACTTGAAAAAGACGGTAGAACATTTGAAGAATTTGGATTAGATAAGGATACCGAAAAAGCAGACGTAAGAGGTTCAACAGAACTTGTTGAAAAAGCTGAAGGCGTATTAGCGACCTTAATAAGTTTAAACAAGGGAGCGGATGCTACAACTGTAATAGAAGAATTTGCAGGTCATTTTTATAAATCAATGACACCGGAACAGTCCGCAAAGTTTACAGAATATTATCAATCTGTTGTTGAAAAAGGACTAACAAAACTTAACGAACAGGAGTTCTTTCAGAAGAGTTCATTAGCTTATTTCAAAATGAATGAAAAGCAAAATGCTCAAGGTGGTATTCCTATAATATCTTCAACCTTTAAAAACGCTTTTAAAGTGTTTAAACAGTCTAAGAGTTTATTTAGAAGAGCGGTTGGCTCAGAGACCGTATCTGAATATAGTCAAAGATTATTTCAGAACTTTCTTGACGGAAAATTAAGTATAGGAAATCTTGAAGGTAATTTAAATGTTCAGAATTTTCAAGCACAAGAGGTTGAGCATTATTCATTTACCCCCGGCTTAAAAGTATTAAAAACAGATAAATACGGAACAGGTAAAACAACAAGAAAAGAAAAAAATGAAGGGAAGTTAGATAGAGTTTACACTTATAAAAAAGGTGAGCAACCCGAAGACTTTTTCTTCAACAAACAACTCCTAAAGAAAGATGTCTACAAATATGAGGGAGAAATTGAAGATAGTGAGTTTTACGATGTAGACAAAGATGAGTTAGACTTGCTCCCTAAAGCACAAGTAGTAAATGCTTATAATTACCGCAGATTTAGTCAAAGAAAATTTGACGAGTTAGTGCAAAAAGCAGGGTTTAAAGGCTATACAGGTCAGAAAAATTTAGGTGGTCGAAAAGCCTATGTGTCGTATAGTGATATACCTGTATTAAACCAATCTACTTACAGAAGAGTAGAAGAAGACATTAACTATCAGTTAGGAGGTATCAAACCTCCTAATAGAGTAAATACAGAACTGCACTTAGAATTAGAAAAGTTTGCAGAATCCAAAGGTCTTACTTATAGAGAACTATCTTACTCCCCTATTAATATTGAGTTTGGTAAAAAAGTTGCAGATGCTTTTGATGAGATAAAAAGCGACATCAATGATGAAGAGACTTTAAAATCATACAAAGCATTAGCAGAGGAAACTAAAGAGCAGTATGAATTTTTATTGGGATTAGGTTATGTTATTGAGCCTTATCTTGGCAAGGGTGAGCCTTACGCCAACAGTAAAGAAATGATTGATGATGTTATAGATAATAAGCATTTATATTTCTTTATGACGGAAAAAGGTTTTGGCTCTACTGAAATACTAAATAATCACCCCTTATTACAAGATTCCGGAATAGAATCTAAAGGTAAAAAGTTAGTATACAATGATTTATTTAGAGCGGTACACGATATAATTGGTCATTCAAGAGGTAATCAGTTTGGTGCAAGGGGTGAAGAAAATGCTTGGAGAGAACATAGACAATTATATTCTAAAGATGCTCAAGGTGCTTTAACTACAGAAACAAGAGGTCAAAATAGTTGGGTTAATTTTGGAAAACATTTAAGGGATAAAAATAATAATATTCCTAAAAAAGGTGAAAAAGGATTTATTGAGCCTCAATTTAGACCTTATGCAAATCAAAAAGTTGGTTTACTGCCTAAAGAATTTACAATTGATAATAATATTAACTATCAGTTAGCCCCCACCTTCTACTCTGTTGCCGAAAAAGTTATTGATGAGGGTAAACTAAGAAAAAAATTAAATACTGATAACCCTAAAGTTCAACGTATTGTACCAATTTTAAGGCAACTTGGCGTAACTAAAGAAGAGTTAGATTGGTTGGATATAGATTTTATTGTAAAAGGTCTTAAACCTACAGATAGAATCCCTCTTGAAGAAGTTGAAGAATATATTAAAAATAATCTTATCGAAGTTCATTCTGTTGAGTTTAGAGATAATTCTGTAAAATTAAAATCGGGTCTCAGATTTGATAGTTCTGAAGATTACTCTGATGCAATAAAAGATGCGGAGCGTAGAGGTGCTTGGGATTTAGTAGCGGAATTAAATAGAGAGTGGGAAGATTTTGAATTTGAAGAAAATGGTTTCGCCTCTTTCCCCCCTACAAGATACTCTGAGTGGCAGTTAGAAGGTGATAAATACAATTATGGCGAACTTTTAATTACCCTACCAAATCAGCATCAATCATACGGAGGATTACACTTTAATGATACTAAGAATATACTCGGTTGGGTTCGCTATAACATTCGTGAGGTAAACGGTGAAAAAGTTTTCTTTATTGAAGAAATACAATCAGATTGGCATCAAACGATAAGAGATAAAGGTACAAAAAGGGATGATTTAGATTTTACAAAATATAGAAAAACTGTTTGGGCAGATGAATATATAAAACTCGCCCAAAGGCTTAAAACTTTTATTGATAATTACAATAAAGAGCGAGAAGGTAATGATAGATTTGGTGAGCAGTTTCCTTTAGAGTCTCACGAATTTTGGGCATACCAAGTATTTGATATAAACAGAAAAGAGTGGTACGATTGGCTATCTAAAGAAGATAAAGAGACGGTGGTCGCTTATAAAGCAAAGTATTCAGATTTAGTTCGTGTAGTTAATAATGACGTTAAATACACATACTCTGAAAGGGATTTAGCAGGTAAACAAGCTATGGATATTCAAACAACCCTTGTCGAGTATAAAACTAAAGCAAAGTGGTTACAAAAAGAGGCAATAGAAAATGCAGGACTAAGATACAGGTCGGATAGCGTAGAAAAAGATTGGGATAGCACCCTCACCTCAATGTACCAATTATTAAAAAGATTTGTCTACCCAAACTTATATGATGACGGCATAAAACTTGAGCCTCACGAATCTATCGAATTAGATGAAATAGACGAAGAATTTGCAAATCAATATAATAGGTATGATGATGCCTCTAAAGAGCATTACAATAATCAGAATTTACCGCACGATGCTCCTTTCAAAGATAATGCTTGGCAAAAATTAGTCCTTAGAAAAATCCTTAGACTTGCGAGTGAAATGAATCTTGATAGAGTTGCTTGGACTACAGGTAAGCAACAGATTGACCGCTATGAAGAGGCTATGAGACAAAATGTCGATAAAATAACCTACACCAAGACAGGTTTAACAGGTGTATATGCTAATCACGTTGAAATTAAAGCATACAAAAACGGGCAAGAAAAGCTAAGAGAGATTATACCTTTAGAAGGTAAAAATAAAAGAGGTAAAACATTACAAGACTATGTCGGTAAAAGTTTAGCAAATCAAATCATTGAGGGTGAGAAAGACGGTGAATTTGCAGGTGATGACCTTTCAATAGGTGGTCAAGGGATGAAACAATCCTATGACCAAAACATCCCTAATTACCTTAAAAATTACGGCAAAAAGTGGGGAGCAAAATTAAGTAGGATTAATCTATCTGAGGGATTTGACAAGGAAAAACTTAAATATGGCTTTAAGACTAATGATGAGGTCGTAAATCTTTCTTTGCAATTATTCCAAGATTTTAGCATTGAAAGGAATATTAGAGAGTTAAATAACAGAGGTAAAGATGATGCTGATTCGCAATATATAGAAGAAAATGTAGATAATCTTGAAATTCAAATAGGTATGCTAAGGGATGCTTTTAAAATTCAACAGGTAGAGAAAGATGAAATTCAAGTTATTACACAATTACCTGTAACAGAAGATAAACTTGTTAAGTGGACTAAAAAAATAAATCCTTTAGGCTATAATGATGAAGGCAATCGTTATGTTAGAAGGTCTCCTAAACAAGACGGCAAGGATATATTGTATAAAAATAAAGCGTATGCTTTAGCAAGTGCTTTAAGTTATGTAAAGTCTGAAATTGAAGGATTAAAGGCAAAGAACTACGAGTCAGCAGGTATTTCGTTTTTACCTCCGACATCTCAACAATCTATTAATATAACTCCGGAAATGAAAAATTCTGTCCTTACAGTAGGACAACCACAATTCCAACTTGGCGGTGTTAAAGATGATGTTGCTCCTTTAGAAATTCCGGACGAAGGTTTATCCGGTTTATTAAATAGATATTTCTTCGATACTCTTGGTCGATTAGAAGAAGTGCAAAAGTATACAGTCGGAGATGCAGACCCCTACCTTAAATCAATGTTGTTTATAGGTCGCTCATCAAATAGAATAGACCAATTTAGAAAAAGATTTAGAAAGCCTTTTATTGATAAACTCCGAAAAGCCGGATTTAGTATGCGAGATTTGGGAGATTATATGTACGCTATCCACGCTTTAGAAAGAGATAATCATATAAGGAAGAAAGACCCCGATAATAAAAAGTGGGAAAATGTTAACCCTTCCGGTTTAAGTAATGAGGCTCGTGAGGAAATACTTGACAAATTTGAAGGCACAAATATCTATGAGTTTGTAAAAGAAATTCAAGAAAATGTTATAAAAAGAACATTAGAATTACAACTTGCAGAAGGCTTAATTACTCAAGAAACTTTTGACAGTTTAGAAAATTTCTTTGACAACTATGTACCGCTTAAAGGTAAACCCGGTATTACTACACCTGCATCGGGATTAGGTCAAGGATTTAGTACCCCTAAAAATATTATTAAAAGAGCATTTGGTCGTGAGTCAACCGCAGACAATCCTTTCATCCAAGCCTTAATAGACTATGAAAAAACAATAATACTTGCTGAAAAGAATAAAGTAGCACAGGAACTATATCAACTTATAGAAGATAATCCTTCTGATTTGTGGGAGGTATCCGGCATAAAACACATACCAAGATATGATAAAAACGGTGAGTTAATTTATTTAGAGCCTAAACAACTTGAAGATAATGAAATGTTAGTCAAGTTTGACGGCAAGGCAAAGAAAATTAAAATCTATGACACTCCTCTATTACAGGGAATGAAAAAATTAGGAAAAGGTTTTAGCCTTAAAGTCCTTAGACTTGCGAATAACTATCTAAGAAGTGTCTTTACTAATATGAATCCCGAATTTGTTATAAGTAATTTCCTTAGAGACTCACAGACCGCCTTTATGCACCTTAGTCAATATGACCAAGACAAGTTAAAAAGAAAAGTATATGCAGGTATTCCTTTAGCGATGAAGGGTATATATAATATAGAGCGTGACAAAGGTAAAGATAATAAGTGGTCAGATTGGTATGAAGAATTTAAAGAGCAAGGTGGCAAGATGGGTTGGCACGATGTTCAGTCTGTAGAGGAAAAAATTGCATCCTTAGAATCCGAAATGAATTGGGACTACAGAGATAATGACGGTGTTGTTGGTTGGACTAAGGACGGACTTAAAAGTTTCTACGATTGGGTTGATAGTTTAAACACCTCCGTAGAAAATGCGGTTAGACTTAGCACCTATAAGGCTTTAGTTGAAAGTGGAGAATCTAAAGAGCGTTCAGCGTTACTATCAAAAGACCTTACAGTCAATTTTAATCGTAAGGGTGAGATTGCTAATTATTTAAATCCTTTATATTTATTTTTTAATGCCGGACTACAGGGTACTAATAGACTATATAGAGCGTTTAAACATTCTAAAGATGTTAGATTAATTTCGGGTGGACTAACCCTTGCCGGATATTTAATTAGTCAGATGAATAGATATGCAGACCCCGATGAATATGAACAATATTCTGATTATATTCTTCAAAACTATTGGATGATATTAAAACAAGACGGTGGTGCTATTACTATGAGACTGCCTTACGGTTGGAATGTTCCTGTTGGTCTTGGTGTGTTGGCAGAAAAATTACATAATGAGGCTGACTATAAGCCTGTAAATATGTTTTCTGATATGATAAGTATGTTCAGTAATGCCTTTAGTCCTATAAGCGGAGGAACAGGACTACAAACTTTTGCACCAACTTTAACAAAGCCTTTCGTTGAGCATTGGGAGAATAGAAACTTTATGAGTGGTATGATAAAGAAACCTCAAAGCACACAACGTAGACCCGAAATGAAAATGACTTGGGATGATACTCCTTCACTTGCTAAAAATGTTAGTGAGGTATTAAATAGGGTTACAGGTGGAAATGAGGTTAAACCCGGACTTATAGATTGGAATCCGGAAATAATGAATCATTATATACGTTGGGCAACAGGCGGAGCAGGTAAGTTCTTAGTTAATTCAGCAGAGACCTTAAATAGTTTAAGGAAACTTGAGACTCCCGAAATTAAAAGCACACCTTTTGTTAGGCAGTTTTTAAAGACCCCTACGGAGTATAAAGCAAAGCGTACAGTTAAAGATATTGAATATCGGCAGATGTCTGAGGTAATGAATGATAAAATTAGGACTAAGTTGGAAGGTCAGTACGCCTTTCAACAGAAAATACTTAGAGGTAAAATAGCAGAAGAATTAGATGAGAAAGTTAAGCAGTCTTACGAAGAAGATATAAAGAAATTAGAAATGAATAAGTATCGTAGTCTGATAAAGTTTGACTTAGACCAACTACTACTAACTACAACCTCTCTACCTAAGTATAAAAAATTAGTAAATCACTACTACGGTAGTCATAGAGGTGATATGAAAAAAGCCTATAAAACAAAAAAAACAAGAAAAGCATTTATTAAAGAGTGGAC